TGGATCAATGAAATCTTGTGAATCCACCGTTGAAACCAATAGGTCAATATCGGGAGTTGTTGTGATATAGATCGAATCCGCTCTATCTTGCTCAACCATCTCAATTGCGTTTTCAACTAAGTTACTGTTATTTACATAATCAATACCCGGAGTTGCGAATACGTTAATATTAGTTGCTTCAGGATTTGCGAATGTTTGAATACCAATTAAGTAAGCATAATAGTCAGTTGTTGCATAATCGGTAGTGTTATTACCATATGTATATGGTCTAAACGCACCCCAACCAGTTGCCGATGGATATCTTGTATCACAAGTAGATGAAACACCTTTCTGATATCCTGTACCACCTAAAATAAATTCATCACCATTAGATCTTCTTTCTCTATAAATGTCCCAACCATCAAAACCACCTTGAACTAAGAATGTGAATTTACGTGATTGTATTTTATAATATGGATTAGCGGGATCTGTTGGGTCTGTTGTGAAACTTGTTGATCCAACTTCAAATGCCGATGTTCCTGAAGATAGGTATGAATTTGCGATAGTTACTACCGTAGCACCACTATCCATGTGGAAACCTTTAGTTTGATAAGTCCAACTTGATGCCTCATTACAAATACTTGTTGGGTTTTGTTTTCCTTTATATTGGAACAAATCGGAGTCAATACCCAATTGTGATGAAAATCCTAAGTAAGTAGTTCTAACTTTATCACCACTTGATGTTGTTGAATTATCTGCCGAACCTGTAGCATTTCCAAATGGTGGGTTGTAAATAACTTCACCAGGGAAATCATACTTAGTTTTATATACAGGTTGTGGTGGTGTGTTTGATGTTGAAGAATAGGTTCTTTCAATTAAACCTTCAAAACCACAAGGAATGGCATCTACAGGTGCATCATAATTAAGCTCCAACATAATAAACTTAGAGTTTAATTGGTATTCACCATCAGAGGTACCAACTTTAACACCAATGTAACTATTTTGACTAGGATCCATTGTACAGTTTGTGAATTTCTCCAAAATAACAGGATTTGTGTCCGTATCGTAAAAATCCCTAACAGCAATATCAAAAGTTAAATTATTGAACGACATATTCAATATTGAAACTTTAACTTGTGTATTAGCAGCATTACCATCTGAAATTGTAATTACTTTGAAAAGTTCATACACCTGATTACCTCGAAGTTCTGAAACCACCCAAGGAGAACTTGGTGTTTGGTAAGGATCTAAGAAATAAGCCATAGTTCCTGTTGTGTTAGCAGCTCTCAACCCCGGTAACTGAATTAAACTTGTGCTTAGTCCTCTAATGTAACCTTTATTATAACCAAAATTCAACAAGTTAGGATAAATTTCTTCTACGAAAAGAGGAACTACTGTTCTGTCTTTACCAAAATTATCTTTACCCAATACTTTACTCAAATAGTTAGTTCCTGTTTGTTGCATTGACGCAGTTAGTGTGAATGGTGTGGAATTTGAAGTTGTTAAACCTGAAATTTGGAATTCTGTGTATGGATTTTTAGTTACACCGCTATTTACATCTACCAAATTAACATTTGATTGAGCACTTACAACAAAATCGGGTCCCGCAACTCCGGAACCGTAATTAGAAACACCTCTTGATCTCAATGTTGCAACCACCATATTATTATATGCTGAATATGCAGTACCTGACCAACCAAAAGTTTGTCCCGAAATCGTTCCCGTGTATGATGTGTAAGATCCAGCACTTAAACCTCCCGACAATGAACTTAAGAAAGTTACAAAAGAACGACCAACATACGCATTGCCCGAACTGATATTAAACAATGAATAATACCAAGGATCATTTAAATAAGATGTGTAATCCTGAGATGATGCGTTTGTGTTATAAACACCTAAAACGTTTGTTGAAGCCGTGTAAGCACCTGATGTATATGTTGTGTTAGTTGCCGATGGTAAACTACCAAAAATATATGATGTTGCACCTGAATTAACTTGAACAACCGCAGCGGTATCATTACCAAAAACCGTTAATAATAAATTTTGTAAATCTGTTGTAAATGTTGAAGTACTACCATCTATTTTAGTATATGACGCATTTACGTCTGTATATGCTGACAATCCGTTTGTTAAAATATTTACAGTTCCCGTTGAGTTAGCACTAAATGTAACTGTGAATCCAACAGGTGTATTACCTGTAATACCAATTGTTGATGTATTTGGATTTGCAATCGTTTTGATAGTCCAAGATGGTCCTGCATCATATCCTGATAGACCTAATATTCTTGATACAAATAACTGATTTGATTGTTGTAAATATGATTTTGCAATATATGCCATTTCATATTTAGGAATTTGTGTGTTCACAAATTTTTCTGTTGAAGTTCCACCGAAATATGTTTCATACTCATCAAAACTAGTGATAAAAATTGGTTCGAAAGCGGGACCTTTTAGTGCCTCACCAACCAAACCCAATGTTGTAACACCAACACTTTGAGCAACAAAACTTAAATCCCTTTCTGAGGTATAAACCCCAGGTGAAACGAATACCTTATTTGCTGTAGCCATTATAATAAAAGTTTTTTAATTTATTTACCATAAATACTTTACTTTTAACCAAAAACCGAAGATAATATAAAGTTCATTATCTTTATTTCTACTAAAAATATCTTTTTTTGATATTTAACGATATGGATACCGAGAAAGTCAAAAACGTTAAAATAAGTAAGACCTCACATGATTTATTAAAATCATATTGTGACGACCGTGGATTAAAAATTTATAAGTTTTTGGAAAAACTAATTAAAGATAATTGTAAATCTAAAAAAGATTTATACGGTGACAATTAAACTAATACTGTTTTATAAACAATAAATCCATTTTGACCCGAATCTGTTAACACAACATCGGTTCTTAGAACATCCCCCGAATTTATCTCAAGAATTGGTGTTGTAATGAGAACATTATTAATGTAAGTTGAATACGATGATATATTACTTGAATCATTAACACTCATATTCACTTTATATTGTATGGTTCTTGTATCTGAAGTATAAGATGAATTAAAATTAATAGTAGTTTCAAATGTTTCAGGATTATCGGGATATTTTTTTCTTTTTTGGTTTGGTTTTTTACCATCCAACTCAAACATAGTGAATTGTCTTGAAATTGCCGGTTTTACTTGGAACTCGTTTTCGTCCAAAAGGAACCCTTGTAGTGTAAAACTGTATTTTTGTAAGTAGAATTTTCTTTTCTCAACATCCATAACCGATTCATCAACAATATCACCCCTTAATATGGGAATATAATGTCCTTTTATTACGGTATAAGCTTGTCGAGATGCGAATTTTTCTATAATAACTTTATTGAAAGAATTAACTTCTCTCATTCTGTTACATATAATATAAACGTTATATGTTATATCAATCGGAACGGGTTGTGGTATGGAATAAACATCAACACCTTTTCTAGTTCCATCCCATGTTGGAACCGCAACGTATTGATATTGTCTTCTATTAGGAATATTGAACATTCCACCATATGTTTGTCCAAATTGTACCTCGGGAACTCTAACCACAGTAACAAATGGTAATGAAACGTTTTTATCCAAGTCCTGCGTATCCCAAGTTTGTGTAAATTGTGCCCAATTTTGAGTTGTAATAATAAGATCTAAAGTAGGAACAATTTTTCCTTCACTTATAATTTGTAATTCATCCTTAACAAAATCCAAAAATCCTCTATCTAAGTCCGCATGAAGTATAGATTTTGGTAAATATGTCCCATCCTCATTGATTTTATCAAGAAGTTCTTGCCTTCTAGCCGGTCCAAATTTGGGTTCAACTAAAGGTAATGTTGGTATTATTTTCTTAGGTAACGCCATTATTATATTCCATTAAATTCATTTCTATTAACAGGTACCGCCACGAATGTTCTATAAAAAGGTTTATATCCGCCATAAGTATGTTTCAAATCTGAAGTAACACGACCATCATTAGCTACACTATAATACCTTACTTTTGATTCCGTTTCATAATATGCAATATAATCACCGTATTCTATATCAATACTTAATTCATCCAATTCTTTTTGATACACCGAAAACGTCATGTTACCTGGTTCCATTTGATCTAACTTACTGTTTCCAATAAATTTGTTTTCAGGTGCAACAATCTTAACATACGCTTTGAACTCCACAGGGGGTTGATAGGTAATACCACCTTCGGGTGCTTCACCATAAACATCGTCTTTTTTGGTTTTACTTTTATCCACTTTATATAAAACCAAAGTAAAGTTCATATCACCTTCCAACCATTCACGACCCATCTCAATATCTAAGTCGTAGTCTTCAGCTCCAAAAAACTTTCCTAATCTTGTTATCGGTACTTTACGCTCTGCCATATTGATAAATACTTGATTGTTTATTATATTTACCTTTTAAGTATGAATGAAATAAAAATCAATCAACCGCTTGAAATCAGAGCACTTGATGTCCTTGATAGTTATTCAGGGGCAAACAATTATATTATTAAATTAAAAATCAAAAAAGATACCAATAAAAAGTTCTATCCAACAAGAAACCAAGCGGAATATATCTTGGCTTATAAAGATTCCGTTCCAAAAGTTGCAAGAAAATGGGTGGAACTTGATATGTATTTTGCCAATAAATTTGCTGATGAAAAATTATTAACCGAAGTTCCAACCAAAATATGGGTTGAGAAGTTATTGGTTGAAAAAGATACGTCTTATCACATTTGGGGTAAGTATTTTGAACACGAGGAATTATATGATTTTTGGATTCCTAAATCAGGAATTATTAAAGATACTTCTGTTAAGGTTGTTATTGACTATGAAAAGTATTCACATAGACCGCCTCTTTCACACCAAAAAGAAGGTATTGAGAAATTAGTTGGAAATAAAAAATACATTCTTGCCGATGATATGGGTTTGGGGAAGACAACACAAACAATTATTGCTGCGTTGGAGACAGGGGTTGAGAAGGTTTTAATTATTAGTCCTGCATCATTGAAGATCAACTGGCAACGTGAGATTGAAAATTACACGGATAGATCGGTTGTAATTATTGATGGGAAGAAATGGGAATCCGCCGATTTTGTTATCGTAAATTATGACATTTTGAAAAACTTTCATGATCCAAAAAATCGGGAAGAAAGTCAAATATTGAATGAAGGATTTGGGTTGGTCATTATTGATGAAGCACATTATATTCAAAACACACAAGCACAAAGAACAAAACTTATTAACGATTTTGTTAAAAAAATTGATAGATTATGGTTATTAACCGGAACACCAATGACATCAAGACCAATAAACTATTATAACTTATTAAGTTTGATTGATTCACCCGTTGCAATGAATTGGATGGCTTATGTTATGAGATATTGTGAAGGTTATCAATTCAAGGTAGGGAATAGAAAAGTTTGGAATGTTAATGGTGCGTCAAATCTTGAAGAATTAAGAGATAGAACATCTCGTCAAGTATTAAGAAGATTAAAAACCGACGTATTGGATCTTCCTGAAAAAATCATCACACCCGTTTATCTTAAATTGAAATCTTATGAATATGAACGATTGATGGGTGAATATTATGATTGGTATGATAACTCTAAAGAATCTACCTCATTAACCGTACAATTCACTAAATTAATGAAGGTTAGACAGGTTATATCGGAAGAAAAAGTAAAATCAACAATTGAATTATGTGAAAACATTATTGAACAAGGAAAGAAAGTAATTGTTTTTACCAATTTTACCAACTCGTTAAACTCTATCTTATCTCACTTCGGAAAAAAAGCGGTTGGTCTTGATGGTAGTATGCCTCAAGGTATGAGACAAGATAACGTTGATAAATTCCAAAATGATGAAAATATTATGGTGTTTGTTGGGAACATTAAAGCAGCTGGGGTTGGTATCACATTAACATCTGCGGAAGTTGTTGTTATGAATGACCTGTCATTTGTACCGTCAGATCACTCACAAGCCGAGGATCGTGCTTATCGTTATGGTCAAAAAAATAACGTTTTGGTATATTATCCTATTTTTGATAACACGATTGAGGGTATTATTTATAACATTCTACAAAAGAAGAAAAACATCTTTGAAACCGTTATGGGGGATAATTTAAGTAAGGGTGATATGGTGGAGGAAATCATGAATATGATTAACACAAAAAGATAATGATATATTTATCATTATGAAAGTTAAAGTAACAGAAGATAAGTTATACCCTGTTTTCAAAAAATTTATGGAAACTCAGTTTAAGAATTATGAATGGATCGAAGATAATTATGATGTTGTTTTGTTTATGAGTCCCGGAGGAGATTCTTATTTGGCGTTGAGTAAAGATAAAACTTTATTAATTTATGCTAAAACCGCAAAAAAAATCCTTAATTACCTTCCTATGGAACGATCTATGTTCCTATCACTTATGACTAGATGGGTAGGAGAGACCTTAAATATTAAGGGTATAACCCTCTCGCAGTTTCAACAGTTGGTTTTGATTAGCCTTAATAGATAATAATAATATATTTATCATTATGAAAGTTAAAGTAACAGAAGAAAAGTTATATCCATTATTCAAAAAATTCATGGAAACTCAGTTTAAGAAATATGAATGGAGAAAAGGTAAATTTGATTCCATTTGGTTCATAGACCCTGAAGGATATGGTCACATGGGATTGTTGAAAAATAAAGAGTTATTAATCTATCGTGAGATTAAAGATCAAATTCTTCGCTACATTCCTATGGAAAAATCTATGTTACAAACACTTATGAGTAAGTGGGTAGAAGAAACCCTTCAAGTTGAAGGGTTAACCGTTCCCACTGTACCCCAATTTACAATACCGCGTTTTTATGATGGTGATACCTTTCCATTATAAGAATATTTATCAATATGAAAGTTAAAGTAACAGAAGATAAGTTATACCCTGTTTTCAAAAAATTTATGGAAACTCAGTTTAAGAATTATGAATGGAGAAAAGATCGGAATGATGACATTTGGTTTTCAGATCCTAAAGGGTATGGTCATTTGGGATTGGTACACATTAAGGATTTATTGATCTATCGTGATATTAGAAAAAAAATACTTCCTTATCTTCCTATGGAACAATCTATGTTAAACTCACTTATGAGTAAGTGGGTAGAAGAGACCCTTCAAGTTAAGGGGTTAGCCCCCACTTTGGCAAGACACGAATCCTATCCATTAGTTGATGGATCCTTTCCATTATAAGAATATTTATCATTATGAAAGTTAAAGTAACAGAAGAAAAGTTATATCCAGTATTCAAAAAATTTATGGAAACTCAGTTTAAGAATTATGAATGGACAAAAGATGAATATGGGTGTATTGATTTTGTGGATCCTGAAGGATTTGGTCATTTGGAATTGGAAAACAATGAAGATTTATGGGTTTATGGTGATATTAAAGATCAAATTCTTCGCTACATTCCTATGGAAGAATATATGTTAGAATCACTTATGGGTAGATGGGTTGGAGATACCTTTCAAATTGAGGGTATAAACACCAGTATAGAATCGTTTCCAAATTTTTAAATCGTTGAAAATGCCTTTCCATTGTAAGAATATTTATATGGTATGAAAGTCAAGGTAACAGAAGAAAAGTTATATCCAGTTTTCAAAAAATTCATGGAAACTCAGTTTAAGAAATATGAATGGAGAAAAGATGAACTTGGGACTATTTGGTTTATGGATCCTGAAGGATTTGGTGATCTGGAATTGGGAGATAAAAATTTATGGGTTCATCGTGATATTAAAAATAAAATTCTTCGTTATCTTCCTATGGAAGAATCTATGTTAGACTCGCTTATATCTAGATGGGTTGGAGATACTTTTCAAATTGAGGGTATAAACATCCTCGAGATGTGATTGCCATGGTAGGAGGAAGTTGGTGATACCTTTCCATTATAAGAATATTTATATGGTATGAAACTACTTGAGAGAAAAATACATTTACTAGAATCTTTATTGGATGGTAAGAATATTTTTGAAGCCAATTATAAAGCACAAAAATTAGATTATAACTTAAATTCATTATCAGATTTTATCGGTAAAGATACTATGGATGTTCATTATAATGGACATTATAAAACTTACCTTAAAAAATTAAATGAACTTCTACCGGATGAAAAAATGATCCCAATAGAAGATTTAATTAAAAAAATATCAAGGTATAACAAGAAAATTAGGAATAATGCTGGTGGTGTATATAACCACCAACTATTTTGGAAAATGTTATCACCAAACAAAACAAAACCATCTAAAGAACTATTAGAAAAAATTAACAAAGATTTTGGTTCTTATGATGAGTTCAAACAAAAGTTTGAAAAAGTGGCATTAGACAGGTTTGGTTCAGGATGGGTTTGGTTAATTATGGGTAAAAGTGGTAGGTTACGTGTCGTATCTACACCCAATCAGGACAACCCCGAGATGAATATTATTAGAAATGGAGGAAAAATTTTATTGGGGCTTGACATTTGGGAACATGCGTATTATCTTAGCTACCGAAATGAGAGAGACCGATATATCAAAAACTTTTGGAAAGTGGTAAATTGGGATTTCGTAAGTTCAGAATATCAGAAACTTAAACCAACTAAATAATGAAAAACTCATTTGTTCTCAACGAAGAAAAAGTAACAAAATGTTCCTATTCCGAAGTTAGTAAGTACAAAGATTTGTTTAACCGTAATCCTAAAGTAAAGTGGATTTATCGTGAAGCAATTGACAAAGCACTCGAAGTGGTGTTTAAAGATTTATGGCAAACTCACCCAAAAGGTTCCGAAACTGTTTCAGGAGTTTTTAATTTAGAAGGACCCGGTAGATCGGTTTTGAATAAGTTAAATACCAATTATAGTGCATTCGCCATATTAGTTAGAGATATCAATAAGGTATTAAAATCAAGAGGTATCCAACTTTTGAATTTTAATGGAACACAAGACGACCAACTTTTTGAAGCAAGAAAAATGGCTAAGGTGATTGACACATTCAAAGAACGAATATTCAACACCGAATCATCCACATTTAATAGTATTATGGCAACACTTAATCGCACACATAAATTAGGTGAGAATAGAGAAGATAGTGTTGTTAATTTTTTGAAAAGGATCTATGGTGACGATAATGTTTCAAAGATTGGTGGGTTAAATAGTTCTGAAGATATGACATCGGGTGTTGATGTTTTAATTAAAACTGAGGGTAATACTAAAACCGCTCAAGTTAAACCTTTCTACAAAACATTAAATGATGGTGTGACTATTAGGTTCGCAGATACTGGTAACGTTAAAAAATACGAGACAGATTACCTGATTTTTGACGGTACTAAAGAAATCTACATTATGAATAACAATCAAACCGTTATTGTTGAAGGTGAATATTCTTTTCCGAGTGAGTCAGTAATTCATATATTATCAAAGTAATTGATATTTATATGAAAAAAGACTATGGCAATTATCCCTGAACCAGAAAGAAGTCAATTATACAAAAGAATTAAAAATCTTTTAGGTGCCCCAATCCGATCAGTAGAGATTGAGGATGAAATGATGGATTCACTTATGGAATTATCCATTGGTGATTATAGCCAATACGTGTTAGATTGGTTGATAGAATCTCAATGGACATCTCTTTATGGATTGAATTTAGATGAGAAATCCGTTGCAAACGCACTTGTTAGAAGAACTTTAGATTGGGAAACACAATATACCTATGCATATTCAAAAATTGTAGGATTACAAACAAATGGTCCTTGGGTGTTAAAACAAGATTATTTTGATTTAATGCCAAACCAACAACTTTATGAGATTCCCGCAGGAAGAGAAATAAACGAATTAATGTGGTTTACAAGACCTGCATTAAATAACACATTGTTTGATCCTTGGTCTATGGGTTTCTTGGGTGGTCCCGGTATTGGTGGTCCTGCGGGATTTTCACAGATGGGGTTCCAAGGAGGTTATTTTATGATGTCAGCATATGATATGGTGGCACGTATGCAAGATATTAACCTTAAATCAAGAATTTTAGGTTCGGATCTTACATATAAAATCACCGCACTTCCCGACGGAAAAAGAATGGTTCACCTTTTGAATGTTCCCGGTGGTAAATTTAATTTTGGTAATATTGGATATAATCAATATAGAGTATTCTATTGGTATTACGATACCACAGACGATAACAGAAACGATTGTTTAGCCGCTAATCCCGATATTGTTAAGTTACCTTCAGATGTTCCATTGGATAACCTATCCTGGGTAGATCTTAACGCACCCGCCCAACAATGGGTTCGTCGTTGGTTTACGGCTTACGTTAAAGAAACTTTATCAAGAGTTAGAGGGAAGTATTCGGGTAACTTAAAAACACCTGATTCCGAACTTCAAATGGAATATACAACACTTCAAACCGAAGCTAAAGACGAAAAATCTACACTTTTAGAAGAACTTAAATTACGTTTAGAAAGACTACGTCCTGAAAAACAAATGGAAAAAGAAGCATCAATTGCTGAAAACCTAAATAAACAACTTAAATTCAGAGCGTTTAAAGTCCCAATTCAAGCAATCTAATATGCAAGTTAAAAGAACTATCGTAAGAACAAGTTTACCTGATCAACGTAGAACGTTGGTTACGGATTTAGAAGTATTCACAACAAATGGTGAAACCTTAGTCATCGCTAAGAATAATTGTAAAATCAAACTAAATTCACAATTAGGTGATTCCATAATTATTAAAGTATTAAATGGTGCCTTAATTATTCCTGATTTTGGTCGAATTGACGAAGAATGGGATGAAATCGTTTTGGAAAAAGGTGCTTGTGTTGATTTTAGGTTCGTTGAAGGAAATTGGTACATTCTTTCTTCAGATGGATTGAAAACAGTTTAAATAAACTGTTCCCAATCTTCTGATGCGTTTTCATACATATAGTATGGATCCAATCCCCTCTTTTCCCAATATTTGAATTCATCCTGAGAGATGGTCAATACTTCCTCTAAGGAATCTTGGTCACCATCTTCTAATGGAAGACCGTTTACCAACTCACATTGTGTTGCGGTAAATAATCCTCTCTTTTCAGGTTCAGATACCAAAAGTTCGTTTCTTACTTCCTCACCAAAAACAACCATTAAAGGTTCCAAACGTTTGTTAAACGTTACAATTGCTCTCGGAACATTATAATCACCCAACAAGTTAGGATTGTTCTCAATATCAGCAGGATCCAAACGATAACAGTTAATCTTAACCGTGGGATCAAAATATTGACCAGGATTATTCACCTTACCATAAGCATTCATTTGATCTTCCATCTCCTTTTTAGCCTTGGCACTTGTTACTTTTTGAACATCCCCGTGAGACGCTTTGGTACCATTATTCACATAATAAATCACATCACCAAGATTAACAGAAATACCATCTTTCATAGCGAGTTCCATATGAGCCATTCTACTCATAGAGTTACCTGCTTTGGTGGTTGATGAACATCTGATTTTGTAATCTTCCATACTTAGTTTCACCTTGGCTCTCTGAGCAATCTTAACAAGGGGAATTTGTTTGTTATAGATCTTATCAAGATACTCATAATAATACTCAACAAATTCTTTACCCTCACCTTTAAGTAACATCTTAATACCTTTGTCCAAGAACTCTTCAATATATACCGGTAGTTTCTTTGATTTAATCGTATTACCAACAAGTTTGATTTTACCTTTATCTGTGATAAGAGCATAGTTCTTTCTTGCGATGTTAATACACGAAGGCCAAACACCATCAGTATCCAACGCCATCTCACCCCTCATAAATAAGTCATTGTATTCGGCAACATCTGCTTCAGCACCTGTGTATTCCTTACCCTCTTTTACCTTCCAATTGTTACCCTTACCAATATATTTACGATCCTCAACATCATCGGGTGATGAAAAGTTTACACCATCGGTATCCATCACCAAGGGTTTATAACCTTTCTTCATAAAGAATTTAATCATCTGTCTTAAATACTGACGACCTGTACAAGTGATCTGTTCCCCCATATACATATCACCCCAATGATATACTTGTGGTGCAGATAACGCCCCAAACATAGAATTGATGAAGATCTTAATCGGAAGTTGTTTTCGGTCATAAGATAATGACTTTTTAGGATCCGACTTACTGAAGTCCTCGGCAAGTTGTTTGTATTTGATACGAGTATCTCGGAAGTATTTTAACATCCCCTTCATCGCACCTGTAATATCACACTTAGGGAATACATCGTGAACCAACTGAATTGATGGATAAAGTGACGAAAAGTCAAGTTTCAATACATTCTTAGAATATCCCACAGTAATTAGTCGTGAAAGACCACCAACAAAATCAGTTTTACCTTGTTTCTCGGGAACTGCAAGATTGTATTTGTATGACCACGCCAACATAATCATCTTCCATAATGTGGCGGTTCCCATTGTTGAAACCCTCTCATATGTTGTCGGTACCTGTGATGCCAACAAAAATGATCCTTGTGAAAATTCTTCATCCACTTTTAAGGTTTCTTCCAAGTCATCGTCAAGATACATCTCAACCAACTCTCTACCACTAATCTTCTTATATACACCGGGGAACCTAACATCCAAGTCGTTGAATTGTGGATTATCGGCTTTCTTGTATTTACCGTTAGT